TAGGTGGGGCTAACTTGGCTAGGTATGTCTAACTTGGTTAGGTGTGTCTAACTATATATCAATCTATATAAAGATATTAATAAAACTATCTAGAAATATCTAGATTTATCCCAACCTATCCTGATATCAGCCCATACCTAGGCCTAGGTTAGGTGGAGAACGTCCAGCCTCGTCGTTATATGCGATCTCTTATATAATGATATACTTTACTCTATCTGGTATACTAGAAATTATAGGTACAAGATGTGGGATAATGTGGGGTTTAGTGGGGATGGAGATGGTTTCAGATGAGGGGAGAGGGGGGGTTGGATAACCTATCCGCCCAAATCCGCCCTATAACCTCTCTTATATAATGGTATAGATCATCCTAAGCTGGCCCAATCCCTGATAAACCTTGATAAATGTCTCAATAAACTGTCTCAAGTGTCTCAAAAAGTGTCTCAAAGTGCCTCATTGATACATTGACAAAAATTGTCACTTTGTTACAATAATTGCTCCTGTTTTATAAGTCACTGTTATTCTTACCCTAACATCCACTTTTACCACCTAACATCCCACCTTTTACCACTTTGTGGTACATTTTACGTTACGACTTCACACTATCACCTTTCATAGTATAACACACCTTAATCAATCCTAACCTAGCATTATCAATCACTTATGAAATAGTTTGACCTTTTCACCTAGTTTGGCATGAGTCTCGCACTACTAGATGCCAACTTGAGATTAAAAGTCTCTTGAGCGACGAAAGTCGCACTTTAATAAAACTTTAGGGAGATAATCATGAGAACATTTAATATACGATCAAAAGATCGTTATAGAAATGAAGAGTACGTTTCATTTCATAGTAAAACAATCAGAGTAACCACTAAAGAGTTGATCAAAATGTTTGAGGATTATGTTGCCAAAGGTAATTGTATTAACTGTATCACCAATAAGATGAGACAAGAAGTTATAGCTCAGGCAATTTCATCTAGAGAAGATGGTCTGGCCGATGCCAGCTCAGTCAGGATCAACAATCAGCAGGCAACAGTTGTAGTTTACTCTTAATCAGGTAAATAGGGAGTAACCATGGATAACTTTAAGGCAAAGATAATAGTAGGTGTAGCATCTGCATAGGAGATAATCATGGATAAAGAACAATATATAAAAGAACATGGTAAACTAGGAAGGGAACTATTAGATACCCTTGACGGCAACCTAGAAGATGCCATAAAAGCTATGGAAGCAAACTATTTAGGGTGTTATAAGTCAGTAGCCGATTATGCAGAGCAATATATTAACAGCTACGGTGCAGACATCCCAGACTTTTTAAATCCATATATTGATTTCGATGGTTTAGGATGGGATATGGTGGATGATTGTATCGTTATTGAATTTATTAAAGGTGAAGTTTATATATTTGACTTTTAGGAGATAATAATAGAATGACGATTAAACAAACGTTAAAAGATGCGTTAATTAAAGAAAACAGCGTCACCTTGGAATCTGGCGACATGGTAACTTTTACTAAAGATAGCGTGATAATTAGGCATACCAAGATTGTATGGGCTGATGTACCGATTGGAGCAACTATCTATCTTAGTTCATACCTTAAAGAAAGTACATTAAGGGAGCTCAAGATAAGCTTGTATATGTCGATCAGTTCAATTAATTTCTTAACTAGATTATACCCTTTAGGTTTAGAAAAGGTTATACTTAGGCTAAGAGATAAGGTCTCGCTTGTAAATGAATGGATTTTTAACTTTGCGACTATATAGGAGTTAATCATGATAACACCAATATGTATCCTAGCACTAGCTTATATAATGTTAAGAGATTTAATGAGATCATAGGAGACCATAAAATGGATTATAGAGACCAAGGAATAAAAGACTTAAGACATGTTATCGAACTAAAGAATAAAGAAATAGAAAGACTATTGACAAAGGTTAAAGAATGGAAAGATTATGCAACATATCTTACTGGCACAATAGACTATGAAGGGTAAAAGAAATGGATATAAAGAAAGCAACAATTAAAGCACTTATAAAGAAAAGCATAGCCTTTGATGATGATGGATTAATAGGTTTTTGCACAAAGGAAGGTTTTGAGATCTATAGAGACATGGGTAATGGGAACTGTTTCAGAGAACTTAAGGCTGAATGGAGTAAACTTAGCCTGGATAGTGTTCTTGCCATCTACAACATAAACTGATAATAGGAGTTGATCATGCAGAAGATAAAATTAGACGTAAAGATAGTAGTCAATAAAAAAAGGAAACCTAGTCTAACTTACACAACAAGCGCTGGAGACCATAACAGAATTATAGACGATTTTTTGGAAAGATGTCCTAACCATCCAATGACTAACGGTCTTCTTAGGGAATCCTTCGCAGATTACATGGTAAATGCCGGTTACCCTAGTGTTAAGAGTAAAAATGTTATGGTTGATATTAAAAGGAGTACCGTTTCAGTTACATTAGATTTTAAGAGAGGGCCCTGGATAAATATAGAGAGAGTATCAACAGCTCAAGTCTACAAGATGGTGATTGACTTTATAACCGACGAATCAAATAGACAGAAATGTTTTGGCCTTATAAGCGAAGCATTTGCCCATAAGTTAAATAAGCAAGGATATAATAAAGTTAGAAGTGCACATATTATTGTCAATAATGACTTAAGTGCAAAGGCCATGCTGGTCTAATAGGGAGAATATCATGACAGGATTTAAAGACAGTCTCGTTAAGACCTTGGTTGAAAGAGAATTTGACTTACTAGATTGTGGAGCATCAATGATATTATACCGATATACAGAGGATAGTTTGAAGATAGCAATGGTCATGCCTGATACAGATAGAAAGTTTATCACGCAGCCATGGGACACTGTAGACACAACAACGTTAATTAACCTTAAGTCTTTATAAGAAAAGGAACTAGTCATGATAAAAGATACTCAATTCGATGGAATACTTGAATCAGTAAGACCTTTAATAACTAAGTTAAGGATAACCAATAGAGTAAGAAGGGATAGACAAAGACTAAGAAAAGCTCAAAGAAATTTAGATCAAGCCTTATTTGATTTAACTAAGACAAGACTAAAATTAGTAAGCGCATTAGCTAAGGCCAAAAGGGAGATTAGATGATTAAAAATAGAATAAGAAAGAATAGAGTGTTTTTAGCTGCAACAATATTAATCCTATCGATACTATTATTTATATTTGTCTTATTACTTAATGAATGTATGACATCAAAGACGTACTATAAAGTTATATGGAAAATACCTTATAAAATATGCGTTATGGAGAAAAGATAATGCCAAATGAAAAATCTATAACAAAGGCAGAATGTGAAAAGATCTTTACGTTTAATTATGGAAAGTTAGAGTGGAAAAATAAAACAAGGTACAGTATGAGTTTAGATGACATTGAAGTATTTGACATTAATGGTGCTGAATATAAAAAGGACCATATACAATCAGCGTTTCACCTTGACCGCTTTCCAGTATGGCCTATTAGGTAGAATATGTATAATTTCGAAAATAGTATTTACCCTGAAATGCATAAGCCGTCAATAACAATGGTGTATAGCCATTTAACAAACGTAGTATTTGCAAGAGATAAGCATAATAATACCGCTATTTTTAATGAAGACACCGGGCTTTTCGAGCTATTATATTCTTGCCCTGTATGCGGTAAAAGTGGACGGCTTGAACAACTTAAAGAGGTAACCAATCCATTACCTGGAGCATGTTGCCTTAAATATTTAAAGGAGATAGAAAAATATCATGAAAAAACATTTAACCGCAGAAAGATGCAGAAGGCTTTTTATGTATGACAAGCATGAGATGGAGCTTTATTGGAAGACGAATACAGCTAATAGAGACACTACAATTAACCTAATGAAGGTAGACAAGGTTAAGGTATTAGGAAGGATGTACGATGTCCTAGATATAGTTAGATCATATCATTATAATAGCTTCCCTGTAATGACTTGTGGGTAAAGGAAAGTAGCCTATGGAAGGATTAACACAAGAAAGACTCAAAGAATTATTAACATATAATAAATATACTAAATCTTTCACATGGAATGTAAGTCAAGGAAGCAGAAGTGCAGGAAGCACGGCGGGGAACTATAGACTAGATAGAGGGTACAGAAGGATTGGTATTGATAGAAAGCTGTTTACAGTTAAAGAACTAATTAACCTTTACTTTAATGGAGATTAGGTATGATATCGAATCATGAAGACCTTTTACGGGAAATGATAGAAGAGAAAGAATATAGAAAGGCAAAGATAAAGATGAAACAAAAAGATATGATAAAGGCGTTAATTAAGAAAGGTTGCTTTACGGTTAATAAAGCCCGTTACTTTGCACATAGATCTGGTCTTGATGTATCTATAGATGTGCAAATGCCTGAAGGATACACTGAGTATTCTAACTGTTTTAGCACATGGGAACAAGTAGGAATTGAACAAGTGGATTATTTTTACAGAAAGGTTATAGGTGACTAATGGAAAATTTAATGGAAGGGATAGACCATTTAACAAGAAAAGAATGTCTCAAGCTATTCACCTATGAAAGGGAATTGAGATGGTCGAATGGTCGTGATGTAGGAGATACGCAGATATTTACAATTAATGGCGCTGATTACAATGTACGAGCTATTAAGCAAGCCCTTTATTATGATTCATTTCCGGTATGGCCTAACGAAAAATACATAAGAGATATAGTTAAAGCATATAGGTGCTCTAAATGTGGTAATGTTGGGTATCTGGAAGACTTTCAAAGAGTTACTAGTGAATTACCAAGGGCATGTTGCCTTAAGCTTTTAGAGGAAATAGAAAATGGAAACAAATAGATATGATGAAACATTGAAATCATTAGATAAACCAGTTAAACAGATAATTGGTAATAGGTATAACGAAATATTAACTGAAATACCTAAGAGGATACAATAATGATAACTCAAAATGAAAGCGAAGTGATCGAGAACATGGTAAGGGATTTAACGGGTTGCGGTAAGGATATTGACATAACAGCAATCCACAAGGAAGTAGTTGAATCTATGGAGCGTCAAGCATCTTCCCGACCTAATCTTGTAGATATGATTAATTATATGTGTATGGTTGGAGAATATGACTTAATAGAGAAATTAGATAAAGGACGGCCATACAAAGCTATCTCAAACTTTAGTCCTTGGGTTGGTGAAGATCTAAATAAGCCAGCAAGGTATGTTGATTGTGTCATCCCTATGGCCAAATATAAAGAAACACTAGAAAAACATAGGTCATGCGCTCTCCCTTCTTGGTATCTTGAATTAAATTATACATGGTAACGAGGTTACAATGGACACTAGGCAAGCCTTAAGAGATAAGGAAAAAGATAAACTTATAAAGAAAAGGAATGTAGGAATTAAACATAATTCATATAACGAGTTCTATCTATGTACCAGCAGCGGTTTATCAAGATTTATAGACATTGAGCCTGAAGGTGATAGGGAAATAACACTTGACTTCCATAAAGAATGGGATAATATACCTCTTGGTTTCATGGTGTATCTTAATAATATAGAGGGTTGATATGGATAAATTAAAGCTAAACGAGTTGTTAAGTCTTCCTGGCGACGGAAAGGTTAGAAAAGTCTATGGTGGATTCGTTTACATTGAAGAAACAGGAGCCGTCTTTGTACCGCATAAGAAGACAAGGGTAAAGAAAGCGACACTCGAATATAGTAAAGAATTAAGGCAGGCCATGGAGCTTATTTGGAAGGCCTACCCATCAGGCAAAAGAGTATCTAAGCCTATGGTATTAAAGTCTTTATCAGCTCTTAGCTTAAATAGAAAAATGTTAAATGAAATACTGACAGATATAGGAGAAAGAAAACAAGACGATAGTTGGCTCAATGACAAGGGTAAATATATCCCAATGTTGACCACGTACATTAATAATAGAAGATGGGAAGATGCAGTAGGAGCTTTTCACACTAAACCAGATAAATGGGATACTTAAAAAAAAAGGATAAGCGGAGAATAATATGAATGGAGAAATTGGCAGAGCTATTATAAAAAGCACTGTATCTAAAGAGCTGAGGTGTAAGGATAGTGTTATAATCCCGTACAATGTATGCACCGAAAAGTATACATTTAGTGAAAAAGGTTTACGTCGATATGTCGATGAAGACAGATCTAATATAAGAACGGGCGAAATGTATAGCCCCATGACGGTGGATTTCGAATACCAAGGGTTCACTGCCTGGCACAATGTACCTCTTGGATTTATGGTTTGGTTGAACGAGATAGCTTAGGAGGACAATGTTATATAAAACAGAATATATACTTGAGCGTATTAGAGGAAAATGGTTTCACATAAACAACACAACTATGTGTTATGTTGAAGACCATCTACTAAGGTTTAAAATTGTTGTAACTAAAGACGATGGATCAAAGCATGTCATCAACTTAACCGAAAGTCCTTATTCAGTAACCGAAAAGATGGCTGATCTTTTATTACATGCGTTTTATAATGAGGTTAAGATATGAACACTTTTCTTATTGATTACCTTGTTTATATGGCAAAAACCAAGAAGGAATAGTAAGGAACAATTATGACAATCAAGGTCTATTCACATGACATAGAGCAAGCTATATTAGGAGGCATATTGCTAGCTGGAGACAAAGCACTTGTGAAAGTTAAAGAGATTATCGAGCCAGAAGACTTTTACGCACCTGAGCATATAGAAATCTACAAGGCAATCCTTGAAGTTGGTAACGATATACTATCTATTAAAGGATTCCTGGAAAAGCATAATAAAGCACAGTTTATACCGATAGAAATGATCTCTTTAATTGTCGAGAATGTAGCAACTTCAGCAGGTATTAAACAGCATGCTCAATCATTAAGGGATATGTCAGTAAGGCGCAAGGTTTCTGATCTAGGTATGGAAATCCAGGCATGGATTAACCAGACCAATAAAGAAACACCAGACATACTTGCTTTAATTAAGAAACGGGTTCGGCTTCTGGATGCCAGGAAGGATAGAATCCTTGAGTCTAATCTTACAGTAGCTCAAAATGTATATGCAGAGATTCAAAGAAAGATGACAACAAAGAACCATACTGTCGGATGTTTAACCGGTATAAAGACTATAGATGGCATGCTACATGGCCTTGAGCCTAAGACTTTAATATTAATAGCGGCTAGGCCATCTATAGGGAAAACAGCACTAGCTCTAAATATAATTGAACATGTTACAAGGAACTATGACGGAAAATGTATATTTTTCTCATTGGATATGAGTTCTGAAGCTGTTATGATGAGGAGACTTGCTTGTGCTGGGCTGGTTGAGTTAGCTAATCTTAAAAAAGCTGACTTAAACGATAGTGAAATGGATAAACTGAACAAGGCCCTAAATATAGTAAGTGAGTCGAACGCTGTTGTTATAGATAAACCATTCTTTAAATCCCTGGAGAATGTTGAATCTTTCATTGCATCATATACGATGAGTAATAAAGTATCAGCTATCTTTATAGATTATGTACAACTGATGCATGTTAAGGCGAAAACGGGTAATAGAAACCTTGAACTTGGAGTTATTAGTAGTGCCTTAAAGTCTATGGCTAAGGAATACAATGTCCCAGTTATAGCTCTTGCACAATTAAGCAGGAACAAAGATAATATGAAGCCAAAGTTAAGCAGCCTTAGAGATTCAGGAAGCCTGGAAGCTGATGCAGATGTATGTTTTATGTTACACACTGAAGCTAGAGGTTCTATGGAACTTGAGATTGCATGTCTTAAAGCACGGGATGGTGAGTTATGGCATTCAACTTTGGCCTTTGAAGGTAGATACCAAAAGGTATATGATCAGGACCCTATTATTTATGGAGGATGAACATGATAAGGACAGTTAGTACCGTAATCCATATCAGTCATAAAGAAGTTAAAGAGTTAATCGTAACTTATTTAAATTCTAAAGGCGAGCAATCTAGTGTAGACGATATCGAGTTAGATTCCACGGGATATTTAATAACTGCTGACTCTTTAATAGCGAGGGTATAATGCCAGCGACAGAGTTTATATGTCTAGACGGAGGAAGGATACCTATCAAACAATGCCTAAAAGATAGAGGGTGTAGAGCAAGCCAACGATGCGCTAGTAGGTCTTACCTTAATATCGTAGCAGGGGTTAGAAAATATAGGGGTGTATCTCCATCTATGGCAGCAAATAGTGCTAGAGAGATCTATTTAAAAGCTACCACCGACTACGCTATTAATATTAACAGTAGCGTTTGGCCTGTGTTCGGCACGATCCTTCATGCAGAGCTAGAAAAATATCCTATAGAGAAAGCCCTTACTGAAGTTAAGCTTAAGGGTGACTGGATAAGAGGGACAGCTGACCTTGTAGAACCAGACGAAACCAAGAAGGGGCACCATATTCTAATAGATCATAAGTTTTTCGGATCCTTTCACGTGCAAAAGATCTTAGGTATCTCAGTTAATAAAGTAAGAATACCAGCACTAGATAGCAATGGTAATGAAGTTTACTATAAGAGTGGCGCAAAAACAGGCCAGCTTAAGACTAAATATTTTAACGAGAAAACTATTGATAGGGCATTAGCTAGGGAGGAATTGAAAGGGGTCACGCTCCAGCAAAATTGTTACCGTATGCTCCTGGAGGAGAATGGGTATAAGATATCAAGGATGCAACTACAAGTTTTTGTTAGGGATGGTGGATCTTTCTCCGCAAAGAATAATGGTGTTGACGATAATATAATGATGATAGATATTAATAGGATGGAAAACGAGGAGGTGAAATGCTTCTATAAAGAACTAGAAAATAAAATTGACATGGCATTTAAGACGGGGTACACTGAGCGCTGTACTTCTGAGCAAAGCTGGTCTGGGCGTAAGTGTAAAATTTGTGAAGTGGCGAAGGCATGTGAGAAAATGGATCGGAAGTCTGGAAAATTGATAGCAAGATGATAGAGAGAGGAAAGGAAATATATAAAGCAAAAAACCAAAGATGTTTTACAAAAGAACAACCAACAAAATTTTAATAGGAGAAAATCATGAGTTTAATTGCAACGTCAGAAGTTGGAGAGCGTAGTATCTTAGATGCAGCAGTGTATAGAGCGATATGTATCACCATTGTAGATCTAGGTACACACCTTTCCGAAAAGTATAATAAAGAATCCCGTCACATTAGAATTGTATGGGAATTACCAGACGAAACATACACCTATGAAGACGGAGAAACCGGTAAGGAAGTTACTAGACCAGGGAGAATTTCTAAGAAGTATTACTCAATGTCTCTAGGTAAAAAGGCTAACCTAGCTAAAGACCTGGAAGGATGGAGGTCACGACCTTTTACTAAAGAAGAGAAAGATGGATTTGATTTGAAAAATATACTAGGTAAGAGTTGTATGTTGAATATTATCCATGATAGCTTTGAAGGTGGTGATACATATGCAAAAGTTGCAGGAATAACACCTCTTATGAAGGGTATGACAGCAGCTAAACCTAGCGAAGAGCCGAAGATTATCATGATAGATGACCCAGACCCAGCATGGATGAACGAATGGATGGTGAACGACAGAAATAGCAGCACTGAAAGGATGGCATCCGCTTATGGTCATGAAGATCCATCAAAAGATAAGCGGGAAGTAACTCCACCGGTACCAGAAGAAGATGACGTGCCATTCTAATAAACACTTGGCGGGTAACTCCGCCATAATAGGAGGCTAAATGTTCACAGCAATATGTAGAGACATACCAGACAGTTTCAACCAACTACTAAGAGGTATAGCAACTGAGGGTTACATATATAAGATAGACAGAGGTTCCTTTAAAGGCTCTTGTCGTAAGCAATTGGATATGGCAATGGTTAAGATATGTTTTCCTTATGATAGTAACCACCACAACATGATTAACGCAATACCTGAAGGGAGTACAATCCCTAACCCGGTTGATGATGATTTCCTGGAAGGTTATATTTTTGACTTACTATATAATACCAAGAAGGAAGGTGAAGACTATAGTTATGGAGAACGGCTCGATGGTCAAATAGATACAGCCGTAAAGATATTAAAAGATAATCAAGGTACTAACCAGGTTGTATTACAAATTGCCCAACCATCCGATATGAAACTAGAGCATCCACCATGCTTAAGAGAGATGGAACTTAAGGTGGTTAATGGTAAGCTAAATGGATATATAACTTTTAGGTCTAATGATATTTTTAATGCCTACCTGGCAAACATAGCATCCTTAGCATTCATTAAAGATATCGTAGCTTATGAGTCAGTTATTGAGGACGGCTGTATATATTACACCAGCTCTGGTTGCCATATATATGATCATCAAGCAGATGCAGTAGAACAATTACTCCATCTACCAAAGGGGGCTATCTTCGGAATATGAAAACATCATCAGCTAAAGCAAAGGGACGTAAACTCCAACAGTTAGTAGCTAAGAAGATCTCTGAACTAACAGGGATACCTCATGGCAAAGACTGTTTAATAGAGTCCAGGGAGATGGGTCAATCCGGCGTAGACGTTAAGCTAATAGGTGAAGCTAGAGATAAGTTCCCGTTTAGTATTGAGTGTAAGAACTGTGAGAAATGGACTATGTCATCTTTCATAGATCAGGCTAAGAGCAACATAATGCCTGACACTATGTGGTTACTGGTCATGGGAAAGAACAGAGCTAAGCCTGTTGTATGTATGGATCTGGATGATTTCTTTGAAATTATATCTAACAACTTATATTGAGGAGCGTAATGAAAAAGTATCTTGCTACATGTATAAATGTACTGGACCTTGGAAACCATTTCGTTTTCAAAGATATATACGATGGGCGTATCAATGAACTAGGTAGACATATAGCTATAGTATGGGAATTATATAATGCACCAGTCAGGGTAATAGCTAAAGAATACTCATCTACGTCGATAGAGGAAAGCACTGTATTATATAATGATTTAACAGTGTTAAGAGGTAAACCTTTTACGCATGAAGAGAAGCGTGGTTTTAACCTTGACAAGATTATAGGCAAGGTATGTTATATAACTATTGATAAATTAAATCCTACGATAGTTACTGGGGTATTGAATTTAAATAGGTAGGAGGTATGTATGAGCATTGTAAGTGATATAGTACAGAGCGAGTTAAATCGATACCACGAATACGAGACTGATGAACTATCTTTGTTTATCATAGCCGTAGAAGCTGCGGTCAAAAATAAACTAACAGCCGAAATAAGCTTCGGTTCAATCGATGGTTATCTATGTTTAGCGTTTAAAAGAGGTGAAGTTGTAGACACATTGTCTGTACCAATGACTACTTCAGATATAGATCAAATTAAATACAGTTAAGGAGGTTATATTATAGGTAATGGAGATATTATACAAGAGAATAGATTACAGCGAGTTTAAGACTATCAGGATCCGTCCTATCTTCGATGCGCATATAGGTAATGCCTTATGTGACGAACACGCACTCAAGTCCTTTATTTCTTGCCGTGACGACAACCTGTTTTATATAGGTGGTGGGGATTTTTTGGATGCTATAACTGTCCGTGACCCTAGATATAGCAAGAGCATTGACAAGACAAGATCCTCCGCAATCATAGACGAGCAGATAGAAATGGCATGCGACCTCTTAAGACCTATTGAAGATAAGATTATAGGCTTTGGAACTGGCAACCACGAAGCAACCATATTAAAGCACTCAGGTACTGATCCTACCAGACGCATTTGCAAGGCCCTGGACATGCTTTACGCTGGATACTCATGTTACTACAAGCTTGCACTGAGCAATAAGGGTAACGGTGGTCGTACAGTCCGTATACGGGCACACCATGGGGCGGGTGGTGGTAGAACTGGTGGTGCTAGTTTAACAAGGTACGAGAAAGACCTTAAGTCTTACGATGCAGACATATTTCTCTTTGGCCATAGCCATGGTAAAGTTTTTAGGGCTTATCCGCAATTCTCTGTTTCCGGAAAGCGCAACTTTATAGCAAAGGAAAGGTATATTATAGAGTGTGGTACATTTCTTAAGACAATGCAAGAAGGCGTGACTAGTTATTCAGAGCTAGCAAATTTTCCACCAACTACTTTAGGAGGTTTTGAGATTACAATAACTCCTCAATCATCTGGTAGGTTTAAAATTAAAGTCATGGAAGTTTAGGTAGTAACCATTAAGAGGAGAACTCATGTATGATATTGATAAGATAATAAAAGAAAGAGGTAATAACTATGGTGATTACATGGGTAATGTAGTTGTTAGAAGTGGTATCATGCGTCTAGTTAAAGATCGTTATTTCGAGGTACATAATTCAGATATTGAACCAATAGAAGAGGCGTTTATATATGATATTGTAAATAAACTTGCCAGGATTGCAGCTTCACCACACCATATTGATTCTTGGGTCGATATTATAGGCTACTCAAAGCTAGTACTAAAAGAACTTGAGAGGGAGGCTTAGTGGAAAAGTACAATGAGATTATGGAGTTCCTTGAAGGACGTAAGTATAAAGTTAAGCCAGGCAGTGACTTTATGGCGGAGACAGTTAATATGCTATGGATTGAGATGGTTGAAACAGGTGAGCCTATAACTGAGAAAATGTACAGCAGGATTACTCAGAGGTATAGTAGGTTCTATACATCGAAAGGCGTTTCATGTAGCCCTAGTGATATATATGATGACAACCATTGTGGAGTACCAGCGGTACGGCTCAATACCATGAGGGAATTATCAACAGAGGATAGATATAATGCGCCAAATGCCCATTTAATATCTCATGAGCCACACTCTGAGGATGAATTAATAAATATTATAGATCAAAAACGTAAGTTATTGAAAGCTAAGAAGATTGGTGAGTGGGTAAAGAAACAGAGTGGAAATGAAATTATATAATCTATACTATGAAAATATAATTCGTAAAGTATATGCTTAAAAAACAGCTTCAGCTTGACTAGCAAGTAAAGAGAAAGTATTTCTAGGTTTTTATAACGCTTACTTTTCCCTGAGCCATCTCTAATAAAAAAGCGATATATAAAAGTCTTCATCTAAGATGACACTTTTATAATAGGATTTTAATATGCCTGCGTCATCCTTATGCGATTAAAAAAAATCGCTATAGAAGTTTACAGCTTCACAACAGACAGGTAAAGATTGAGCCGCTCGAAAGTGTGGTCGTATTTAATAGAATTAACAGTATCACCGTCTCCTCCATGACGGGAGCCGCACGGAAAGATTTAGCCTTTTCGAATGTGGATATACAGGCATAATGAGGTAATTGATTGATCCAGTAATTCCGAATAGGAATATAAATCTGGGGCCCCGAGTTTTTACGCTTCTCGAGTTAATTGCGTACCTGGTAAAATTGTGATACGTAATATTGCTAAGCTTAATGTATAGGGTTGATAGCCTATAAGTTGTCAAGTTTATTTACTTGGTGGAAAAAGATATTGGAGACTGAAAAGTTTACCTTCTTTCTTTAAGGATTATGTTTATCTTTAAGGTCTGTGTAGGTAGTAACCTCCTCAGTCATATAGCCGAGTTGCGTCCAAATTTTATATAAGGAGATACAATGCTTAGGGAATATATATTACATGACACAATGGTTCTTAGTAAGCAAAAAGTTAAAGAACTGGTAGAGATATATGAAGATGCTTGCCATGTCTTTGCTAGACGGAAGATGAAGCAATACAGAGCTATAAGATATATGGTTTATACTAATGGTTACTTTGATTATGATTATGTAGAGATCATGGTACATAATAATGGTGAGGCAGAACTACTACTGTATAGAGATAATCCTAAAGCAGGAAAATACAATAAAAAGAATAGTAATACACAAAGACAGAGACCAAGATTCGCCAGACTGGATAGTCTAAACATCTAATATAAACTCAGAAGATAATGTTATTAGTGAAAGAGATTCAATATAATGAGGTGTAATATGAAAGGCGATAAGATAAAAACGGTATCACTTAAAGACAATGATGATTACAAAGCTATGACATTAAATGAGGTTATAGATACATTTTTTAAAGATGTCTTTGATATTGGAGTTAATAACGAGGAGGAAGACTTTTGGAAAAAATTAGAGGAGACGCCAGACAGATAGTTGTGGATAGGGGTTATATGCTTTATGATCCAGATAGTTTCCTTATGAAGAGATGTTATCTTATCAAATGTAAATCATGTGGACACGTGAAGATGGTATCTAAAGAGAACTTCGATAAAGAAGTGTTTGCTGACAGTGAGGAATAATAATGTTTAATATCTTTAAATTCTTTAGGAAAGAAAAGCTTTCAGATGTAGCTATGGAAACCGAAAAGAATGTTAACGCGGTAATACATAAAGCAGTAATGTCATTCTATGCAGATGCAATGAGGGAAGCCGACGCTAAAAGTAAAGACAAAGAGGATTAGTATATGTATGAAATGATAATAGAGAATAACAATTACCTAGCTGTTAAAGTCAATATTATTTCTACTAACACTGGTGGGTATAATATAAGGACAGGTGACGATATATGGGAGAAGTACAAGGAAACAATAAGTAAGTTATGGTAAATAAGTTTAGCGTAAAAGATAAAGAGGTATGATTAATGTATCAAATAATATTTAAAGATAAATTAGTTTTTGAAGGGTTCGCTAAATCTCAGGTACACCCAAAACTTATAGAAGTACTGCAATTCATGTTAGACTCTGGTATAGAGGTGACCATGACTGAGTCATCAAGAAAGAAGATGCATGCGGATGACCTACATGGGGTAGTACCTTTACGTGCGGTTGATGTAAGAAGCTGGATATTCGATGACCCAGAGCGTGTGGCTACTCTTATCAATGAAGCTTTCATTTATGACCCAAGAAGGAAGTATATACAGGTATGTATTTATCATGATGTTGGTTTAGGTAAGCATTTCCATATACAAGTACACCCAGACACTATTCGTAAACAAAAACATAAAGCTAGGGTCTATGCTTTTAAAAAGGAAGACAAATGAAATTAACAGATAACTCAGAGAAACTACTACAGTCAAGGTACTACCAAGAAGGTGAGGATTTCGATGGCCTTGTCGGTAGACTTGTCTCTATAGTGGACGATGACTTTAAGGATGAGACCAGACAAGCCATTGCTAACCTTGACTTCC